GCCGGCACCGAGTTCACGCCCCGTGGCCTCAAGAACATCCCCGGCATCCAAACCATCGGCACGACCTCGACCGCCTTCGCCAAGGAGACCCCGATCAACATGATCGCCCTCCTCGAGCAGGCCAACGTGCCGATGAACAACGTCTCCTGGATCTTCAGCCCCATGGGCAAGTCCTGGATCCTCCAGCAGGCATTCGCGAGCGGCCCCTGGGCCTGGGCGGACGAAATGCTCAGGGCGAAAACCCTGAACGGACACCCCTTCGTCGCGTCCTCGACGGTGCAGAAGGATTCGGCCAACGCGTGGTCGGACTTCTGGGTCGCCGACTTCTCCCTCGCGCTCTGGGGCGTGTCCTACGACCTCAGCCTCGAGCTCTCCCGAGAAGGAACTTTCGTCTCGGGCGGCCAGACTATTTCTGCCTTTGACCAGGACCTCACGCTCATCCGCGTCATCGCGGAGCACGACTTCTCGATGAGGCAGCCGAAAGCCGTCGTGTACGGCCAGTACGCGGCGTAACCGTTAGGGAGGGGCCGCAAGGCCTCTCCCTACTCACCTTGATCAATTGGGGGTAACCACATGGTTTCCAATTTCAGACAGCGCGTTTTCGCCGGCAAGACCGCCGGACTCGGCGCCCTTCCTCCGCAGGCCATAAGCGGCTCCGCGGCGGTCGATGGCACGATCCTCGATCGTCTCAACATCGGATCGGCGAAGCTCATCCTCGAGCGTGCCGTCGTCACGGGCGCGCCCAGTGCCGCGGCCCTCGCCGTCATCATCCAGCACGGCGCCGCCGCCAACCTCTCGGACGCGACGACCTTCGTCACGCTCGAGACCGCGCTCAACGTACTCCTCGCAGGCCTCACCGAGTACCTCCTCAACCTTGAGGGGGCGAAGCGGTACATCCGCGTCGTCGTTACGCCGACCTACACCGGCGGCACGACTCCCGGCAACATCGCCTGCGGCGAAGTCCTCTTCGGCGACTACGCCGAGGATCCCGCGATCGAGAACGAAACGGTCTACGGGGTGCTCTGATGACCTTGTGCGCGCTCGCTGATGTGAAGACGCTCCTCGATCTCTCGGTCTCGGACACGTCGCAGGATGCAAAGCTCCCGCTCCTTATCAAGCGCGTGAGTGCGCAGATCGCGGCCGAGCTCCATTACGACCCCACCTATGCGTCAATCGTCAGCGAGCCGCACGCCGTCAATAACCGCCAGCTCCTTCAGCTCAACACCCAGCCCATTCAGGCCGTCACGTCTATCACCCTCGATGGTGTCGCCATCACCGACTACTCCCGCGAGCCTCAATACGACGCGGTGGGCCAGGTCTACAGGGGTGCTGGCTGGTGCGGCAACTACTACGTCCGCGGCATCGCCTACGATCCTGTCGCCGGATTTCATTCGATCCTCGTCTCCTATACGGGGGGATGGCACCTCCCGGGCGATAGCAGCTACTCCGAGGGCGCCGCGGACAGCCTCCCCTATGGACTCTACAGCGCTGCTCTGCAAGCCACCCTCGAAGCCTTCAACATCCTTGAGTCAGGCGGGACAGGAATGCAGTCGCACGCCGAGGGCAAGATCAGCGACACCTTCCGCGCCGACCAGGGCCTCAGTAAGGCCGTGCTCGACATGATCGCGCCCTACGTGCGCGGGGTGGTGGCGTAATGTTCCGGGGAATCCGCGACAAGATGGTGCGCGCGCCAGAGCGCGACAAGCGCGCCAACCAGAAGAACAACAAGGCGCGTCCGGCATCGGTCCCGCGCGACCTCTCCGAGAAGAAGCCCGTGGCCGAGGGGAGGCGCGACGATGCGTAAGAACTGCACCGTCAGCGTCTACGTGCCGGTCATGGCCCCCAACTCCGAAGGCACGCCGATGAAGACCTGGGGCTACAAGCAGACCCCCGCGCTCGCGCCGGCCGCGATATTCCAGGCCGACATCCAGCCCCGCCTCCTCAAGGAGGTCGAGATCGAGGCCTGGGGGCTCTCGAATCGAGTAGCCGACACCAAGGAGCTTTTCACCGCTGGCTTCATCCCCACCCTCGCCAACAATAACCGCGCTGTCGTTACGACGTTCCAGGACGGGCTCACGCGCGTCTACGACATCCTCGGCGTCAACTCGTGGCCCCACCACGGCGAATGCACGCTCGTGCCGGTGCAGGGGGAATGATGGGTAACGACAACCTCAAGGCACAGATCGCGGCGATGCAGAAGAAGTTCGCGGAGAAGGCGAAGGGCGTCCATGGCGAACTCTACAAGGCCGTGACGAAGGCGTGCCTCATCGTTGAGGCCGAAGCGAAGCGCGAGATGACCGAGACCGAAATTGATGGATCGAAGACCTATGGCAAGCGCCAGCATCATCCCTCAGCCGAGGGATCGGCCCCGGCCGTGGACAGGGGAACGATGCGCCAGAGTGTCACCCATAACGTCGAGCAGGATGGCGCCCGCGTCGTCGGCCGCGTGGGCTCGACAATCGTAAATCCTCCGATTGGCGCTTTCCTCGAATACGGGACGTCGAAGATGGCGGCGCGGCCGTGGCTCCAGCCTGCGATCAGGAAGAACAGCGCGAAGATCAAGGAGATGATCGGCAAAGCGGTATCAGGGCGCAGTGTTTCCTATGGCATCGAGGGCGCGACGGCAACCGTGGAGGCTTCCGATGCTGCCGGTTAAAGCCTGGATCTACGGCAAGCTCTCTGCCGATTCCGCTCTCCTCGCGCTCCTCGGTGGCGCCTCACATGTCATCGACTTCGATCCCGAGGAGAAGACCTTTTTCCCTCTCGTCATTTTTCAGAAGGCCGATGAATCCGACACGCTCTACAGCGACAACATGCCGGGCGCGAGCGACGTCGTTTTTAACGTCGACGTCTATTCGAAGGCTGACCCATCGATGCCGACGACATCGGCAATCGGAACCGCAGTCGTTGCCGTCATGCAGCCGCTTCTTTTCAGCTGTCGGAGCCGGGATCTTCACGATCCCGCGCAGCTCATCCGGCACTTGCACATGGAATTTCGCCGCGCCGTTGTTGCGGGCGATCTCGTTTAGGTAGGAGGACAACATGTCCGTTACAATCAGACGACCCCAGATAGGTATCCAGGACGTGGTCTATGCCGTCCTGAACGAAGCCTCCGACATCGTAGGCGGAACCGCCACCTATGGCACGGTGAAATCGCTCGCCGGAGCGATGAAGTTCAACATGAAGCCGAACGGCCAGTTGGCATCTCTTTTTGCCGACGACACCCTCGCCTTCGTCGCACCGTCCGTCGGCAAGCGCCAGGTCTCCATGGACCTCTTCGACCTCCTCCCCGAGGCCCTCGCCGAGATCCAGGGCCTCACGCTCGCGAATGGCATCTATGTCGAGTCCTCGCTCGATCAGACGCCGTGGGTAGCAATCGGCTACAAAATTCTGCTCGCCGGAAACGACAGCAACGGCAACAAGGTTTATCGCTACAAGTGGCTCCTCAAGGGCAAGTTCGCGAAGCCCGATGAAGGCGGCGAGACCAAAAAGGACACGATCAACTACGCGCAGATGACGCTCTCTGCCGAATTCGCGGACCTGTTCTCGACGAAGACCTACCAGTCCGTGCTACCCCGCACCGACGACCCCGCGGTCAACGCGACGGTCCTCGCGAACTGGTTCAACCAGCCCGTGCTCTCGACCGCTGCCGATCTCACCGCGCTTTCCTGCGTCATCGCGAAGTCGGGCACGAACATCACCTTCACCTTCTCGAAGGCGTCAGCCGCCGCGTTCTCGATGGCCGAAGTCAGCGCGATCGTGTCGTCCTCGATCATTGTCGAGAAGACGGGGGCGCTCGTCGCCGGCTCCCTGGTCTGGACTGGCGAGGCCACGACCGCCCCGGTCGCGACCTTCACGCCGGGCGTCGCCTTCGGAACCAACACGGTTCTTGCCGCGGTTACGCCTGACGTCAAGGATGCGAATGGCGTCGCCTGCACGGCGTCCGTCGTTTCCCTGGCCTTCCCGTGATAGAGAGGCGGGCGCTCGATAGGGCGCCCGCCATGAAAGGAGCACGTAGAACATGAGCAATATTCGAAAGCAGGGGAAGGTGACGATTCGGCTCGGAACCGAGACCGTTGCCCTTGACTACTCGATGGCGTCAATCCATTACCTCGCCGAAAAGCACGGCGATCTCACCAAGCTCTTCGAGCGCGAGGGCAATGCCATCGACGCCGACTTCGTCAACAAGGTCGCTGACGTCGTCTACGCCGGGCTCCTCGCCTACGACGACGATGGCAAGGACACCTCGGGATGGACGCCCATGAAGGTCATGTCCCGACTCCACCTCAACCAGATGGACGAAATCATGGAGGCGTTTTCGAGGGGCATGAGCTTCTCGATGCCGGAGGGTGACGGGGACCCTACGAAGACGGAAACAGCGAAGGAGGGGGCGTAGCCTGGGATTGGGACTATCTCTATACGGCCGCGCGCGTGAGCCTTCGGCTTTCCGCGCGTGAGTTCTGGCGATCGCGGCCGCGCCTGATCGTGGCAATGCTCGACCAGGTCCGGCAAATCGAAATCGGAAAAATGAAGATGCTCGCGCACCTGATTTGGGGCGGGAAGCTTGATGAGGACGAGCAGGGGTCGGCTACCTACGACCCCACCGACTAAGGGGAGCGCCTGAGATGTCTGATGACTACGGAATAAGCGCAGCGATAACCGCAGACGACTCAGGCTTCCAGGCCGCGCTCGATCGCGCCTCGCAGGGGCTTTCGAAATGGGGCCTCGACTTCGAGAAAATGGGCGAGGAAGGTTCAGCCGTATTCAAGAAGTTCGGCGTCGACATCGATGTCTTTGCCGAAAGACTGGGGATGTCCGCGCCGCTTCTCGCGGGTATCGTTGCCGCTACCCTTGCCATTGGCGAACTCGGCAACCAGTTCGACGAAGCCGCCTCGAAGATCGGCCGCGCCACCGGTGCCACCGGCGATAATCTCGAAAAGCTCAATCGCAGCTTCCAGGCCGTCATGGGGTCCGGCGTCGACGAGTCCCTCGACGAAGTCGCTGCGGCGTTTAGCCTTGTCGAGCAAAAGCTCGATCTCACGGGAAAACCTCTCGAGGCCATGACGAAATCCTTCCTTGAGTTCTCGCAGGTGACGGGCACAACGGCCAAGGACGCCGTCGCATCCGTTACCGACGTCATCAACAAGTGGAACATTCCCGTCGAGCAAACTCCGATCCTTCTCGACCAGCTCACCAAGGCTTTTCAGATGACAGGGACACCGGTCGCGACCTTCTCTGCAATTTTGAAGACGAGCGGTTCCCAACTCCAAAACCTCGGGCTTTCCCTCACCGACTCCTTGGCCATGTTCGCTGCTTTCCAAAAGGACGGCGTCAACTCCGAAGTCGTGATGCGCGGCCTTAATACTGCTTTGGCGACATGGTCAACGACCGGCGTCGATGCCACGACCCAATTGAAAAAAACCTTCGAGGAAATCAAGAACGCGAAGGATCCTACGGAAGCACTCACGCTCGCCGTCAAAGTTTTTGGAAGCCGCGCGGGCTCGGAGATGGTGACGGCGATTCGAAGCGGAAAGGCTTCTATCGACGATTTTCAGGAATCCCTTGTCACAGCGTCTGGAACCGTCGAGAAAACCGCGAGTGGCACCGAGACCCTAGGGGAGATGCTGGCAGCCTTCGGCAATAAGGCAAAGACTGCACTTGCACCCTTGGGGGAGGTTCTCATCGACCTCGCTAAGATCATCCTGGATTCAGTGGTTGCGGCCTTCGATCGCCTCATGCTCGTCGTCGGCCCCGCGCTAGAACTCATCCGCACGGTCTTTGACAACATCAAGACCCTCTTCGACGGCTTCACGACTGTGCTTGACGGCATCGTACATGGCGACT